TAGCGACCGACATTCTTCACATTCGCAATGGCCAATATGTCCGTCAAGGTATTGCGGAACTCTTGAACGCCACATAGCGGGTTCTCCACGCCAAATTGGGACATAATAGCGGTCTGGGTAGCCTTAACCTCCTGCAAAACCATTAATCGGGTCATATCCGAACCTTTGCCAAGGGTTGGGTTGACACTGATTCGCATAGTAGGATCGAATGTCGACGGGTTGACATCGACCCACTTTCCACGAAGTTGGATCGTACGATTCTGATTGGGGCTGTTGACTATCTCGCGCAGAAGTCCCCGGAACAGTTGTTTCATCCCGGTTTCGGCAAGTATTCTCGCGCATAGCTCGATCCTTTCCTGTGCCCCTTGGACGATCGCATCAATGCCGGTGACATTGGTTGACTGCAGCGCACGAGGATCGACACCTTTGGAGGCATCTGAAATGCCGGTCCTCGATTGCCGCAGCTGCTCCATTATCTGGAACATCTGGAAGACCGGCTGCCCGACGAAATTGTGATTAATCGACATCACCGCGTCGGAGGGGTTCCCTGTCGTCCGAATCGGTGCCCCAATTTCGTCGTTCAGCACGTCGTCGGTGTTCGTAACAGTCTGGTTGAACACCGTTCGCGGCCAGATGGATTGGGCTAGGGAATCCAACGAGCCTCGAAGCATATTGGTTTTGATGATCTGGATATCTTTTACAAGATCAGCCGGAGTATCGCCAACCAAAGTATGAGGTTCAGGGTCAGGGCACCAAACAGCGAAGTTGGCGTACTGGACAACTTCATCGTGCAGAATATGATGATTATCACCAACAGTATGAATTTCTCGTAGCTCCGCAACTCCATCGCCATCTTTATCAAGACGGATGAAGTAACACCCGTATCGAATGTCCCAAGCATCTGTCAGGTCTCCTTCATCGAGCCCCGAATTCCTAAAGATGCGGTCCGTAGAGAAGTTACGCGGCGTCGCGTGCAGATAAGGCTGCAAATCGTTCAAATCGTAGCCCTGCTTGACCAGTTCCGACACGTTTACGATCTGGTCGTGGCCAATCAATGGCGCACATTCGACGTCCTTAGCCTTTCGGGATATCCGGAACTCATCCAAAGGCACCGTGAGAATTTTTGTAAGCGGCTTCGATTTCGTGAACCGCAGGCGGAGGCTTTCCAACGTGTCCGGAACGGTCTGAGATACTTCTTGATCCACCACTTGGGCTGTCGGATTCTCCCCTATCAGGTATTGGAACCCTTCTTGGGTCACGTTGTGGTATTCTTGCTCCGTCACTTCCTCTTCGTTGTCCGTGTACCATCTCACAACGCCCGTCTTGCATCTCAGAGCATCCTTACAGAGGTCGTGAACGATCAGGAACCCCGGATTATCCTCCCACAGGATGTAATTCAAATAATCCGTACATTGCTTGGCCTGTTCTTCCTGCCCTTTGAAGTTCGGCGAGCAATTTACAACATTCTCGGTAGAAGTAAAAATACGCATAAGGCTAGGAAGAATAGCCATAACAGTATCACGAAAATCAGTGGAAACAGCGCTCGATTTACCTTCACCTTCCTGCTCCGGATACTCGCCGTAAAAGAATCTCAGATTGTCGTCGCGACCGGGGCCAAGGACACTTTCCTCGAAGGAGAAGGCGTCGTCGATCATCGCGCGCACTGTCGCCGCGTAAACTTGCTCGTCGTGCGGATCAGAGCCAAATTCGCCCATCTGTCCGCCGTACTCACCAATCACGCCGTTATTAAATATGCGCTCAACCGGCGCTCCGTTGACCGCTCCGGAATCCAAAAACTGGTCCAACGGCCTCGGGGTGACTACGTTCATCGTATGCTCCTCGGTCCATTAGCCATGCGCTTGAGGTTACGCCGCAGAGCGCCATCCCCAATGCCTATCACGTTCGACCCGCCGATCATTGGTCGTATCATGTTCAACGCGACTGCGCCTACGCGCATCGCATCGGAAGGGTGGGAAGCCCAATTGTGTAGCGGTTTGCCGTTAGCAGTCTTGTGGTAGTTGCGGAGAGCCATTACGCCTGCTTCACAACGTACTCTGTCAATCCACATGCTTCTGATGGCTGCTCGTGTGGCTGAGATTCCATCTTCGACTGTATGATTTGGACAGACGAACACGTTGGGCAACATGCCATCAAGTACTTCTTTCCTACTAACGCCGGTTCCCAATTCCCGAGCCTTGATGTCGTGCGGCAATATGTGCACGCCATATTGGTATGGCTTAGATTTAATTTGGCCAACGTAGTATTCCAAGCCTTTACCGGTTCCCTGGAAGTAATCGATGACATGCAGTTCCCTCCCGCATTGCTGCATAAACCAAATGACGGTCTCATCATCGATACCCAAATCCCACGCCGTGAATACTAGCGCGTTTGGGTCATAGGGAACACCAGTCAATTGACCGGCAAGGGTAATGTCGTTGAGTACTTCGCCGTAGTAAGACCCCTCAATGGGTGCATCAAACGAGCACATCATTTCACGGGCGAACTCGTCCGCCGTCATGTCCTTACGCATCTCAGCCACTTCTAACGGGTCGAGCGCGTCAGTTTGATCTACAGGTATCGAATAGATGCTCCACTGGTCTGTGTCTTTTTCCGCCCTCTTTTTGAGTTCGTGGAAATGATCGTCCCCAGCAGAAGTTCCCGATATGACGGCCCAACCTTGATAGTCGGCAAGGCAAGGGCGAACAACACTGCCCAACATACTAGGATTGAGCATAGGATACTCATCAGCGACGATTCCATCGAAGTATAATCCTCGCATTCGCTCGTAAGCGGCTGAACCCCCGTATAAGTTTATCATCGCTCCATTTGGAAGAACAATCTGTAAATCTCCTTCCACAACTTTGACGCGCGGAAGGACCCCGGTGTAATATTTGTAATATCCCCAAACCAAATCCTTAGCCTGCGCGAAGCTCGGTCCGATATACGCATAACGAGGTGGCGGGAATGCTCGCGTGTTTTCGAGTGCTCCGCGTATAACTTGATTACACAGCGCAACTGTCTTTCCTGCTCTTCGGTGAGCGACAACGAACTTCCACCTATGTTTGTCCGCGTGCAGTGGTTTGAAGTGCTCGCGCGGCACGTACGGAATAGTTATAACAGGTGCTTGGGCTTCTATGGCCGCGCTCTGTGTCATTTCTTTGTGGTTACCAACTTCACCGCCCACATCGCGGCGTCTTCAAAATGTGTCTGAGCCAAAGCTGCCAGCCTTGGGTCAAGATGCTTGTGTTCTTCGCAGAAGTCAATACAGTCGGCAGCCCAACGTTTAATTTTATCGACATTATTGTCCATCGACGGATTGAACGTTTCTCTTACTCGTTCTGCTCCAATACTCATTTAACACCCTTTACAGATTGATTTTGGAGGTGGTGGAACCGGCGGCAAATCATCAACGCGGCTTTCAGAAACGAAAGGGACTATGAACGCTACCAGTTGTGATCGCTCCCAGCAGGAATATTAGTGCTAGAAGTAGTACGATAACCCAAATGCCTTGCTTAACTCGCTCCGGAATAGTATAAACAAATTGTTCGATAACCCAAATAGCGAGGTAGACAATTCCGCATAGTACGATTAACCCTATGAGAAACCAAAGGACGCTAGTTGCTATCCCTATCATTGTGTTTCTCCACTAGCTTGGTCAGGTAGGCCAAACACTCTTCCGCCCGTGCTTTCGCGGAAGTACGCTCTGAGCTACCTTCCATATAGTCAATGGCGTGTATCAATTGTTGAGCCAATGTGTAAGCCTCACGCAGCGGATTCGTCTTCATTTCTGGGATCATGGTCAATTATTTTTCCTTGATCCGTATTGGCCTCTGAGCCAAATGAGGTTCCGTCCGCCCACTGGACGATAATCGTTCCGCCAGCGGAGTTCTTAACGGTAACACCTGGACCACTTCCAGATCCCCACCCGCGATGCTTCCCGATGTTAGTAAGTACGAATCGAGACATGGTGTCGCGTCGACTTGGGTCCAATTCGTCCGTAAGCGCATCGTAGACGTTGCTTTCCGCTATGTCAACTAGCCTATCGGCTGCTTCTTGCATTTCAGCGGATAGGTAAGGTGACTTCTTGACGAAATTACGGAGACGCAGGGAAGTTACCTTGAGCAATTTGCTCGCTTCGGTGAGATTTCCGCTCGCCATCCAAATAGAGGTGCGAACCTCCTCGACGTCCAGAGGAAGTTCGCTGGGCCGCTCGTTGTACGGCATCGTCGGCAATGCAACGAGGTCATTGGGTACTTCACTCAATTGGTAACCCAAATATTACGAAGTGTGGGCCGGTTTCGGGTGAGCGGGCTGTGCTGTTCCCGGTTTTCCCATTTGCCACTCTTCCCGATTCGGGACGTTATAATCCGATTTGTACCCGTCCTTGTTGCGGGCTTCCATACCCGGATCGCGGGGATCGGGCATCGGATTCATAAAGGGTGTGATCGGTGCACCAGAAGGTGTGACCAAAGTATCCAGCTCCTGGGGGAAGTACCCTACGACTGGAGCCAAATGTGCCCAATCGCCAGCGGCAGGAAGTTCCTCCATAGCGACGCCAGTAGGCGAACCCAAATCATCCAAAGCAATCCAACCCTTCTCCCCATGACCAACTTCGCCATTGAGATCTTGGCCTTCGAGCTTGTGGATCACTTCTTGACGCTTCTTTTCCTGCGCGATTTGGCCTTCGAGCTCCTTGACGCGAGCTTCAGATGCGTGCACCTCAGCCAAACGGGCACCATCCTTGGAATGGGTTGATTTGTGTGCGGGCTTCGGATTCGGGGCAGTTGAAGGCGGAGGTGCGGTTGCAGGCTTGACTGGATCTGCCATAATGGGGTGTCTCCCTGTGTATAAGGAATTGGCATCATAGCACGGGCGTGGCTACAGCGCAAGTATAGACAGAGATATTCGGCGGGTGCCGGAACAGCTAACGACGAGGATGAGTCTTTAAATAATAGTTCTCGGACTCAAGATCGACATTCTTGTGGTATACCTCCCAATATTTAGCTTTCCACTCTTTGTTTTCAGCCTCCAATTCCTGTATACGCTGATGCAACTTAATTAAACGGCGTTTTTTGTATTCAGCCTGTCTGCTCGACATGGTGCCTCCAATAGTAGTATATGTATACACTACAGCGGGCGTAATGAGTATACTACGGCCGGACGTACTCTGTAGTATATCACGGAGCACGCTGCGCGTCAAGTATAGTTTATGGAGTTCACCTATACGCGCGCTGCGAAACGTATTGGTTCGAGCGCGGGTCCCGCTTACAACCTTCGGTTGTAAGCGGGTTTGGGGGGAGTTGCAAAGCTCAGGTTGTACAACTTGATTGTTACAATTGGGTAGTACAACTGTGGTACTACAACCCTCTGTATTGCGACATCGTGTCACATTGGCACAACCGCGTCGTCGTGGTACAATGCTCGGGCGATGGGGACGAAGGGCGGCCGATCCGGCAGGCCCATCCCACGCAAGGAGCACGCCACCATGGCCAAGCGCCAAGCCGCTGCAGTCGCAGCACCCGAGTACGAAGCACCCACGCTCGTCGACGTCCTCGACGCCCTGCCGATCGACGCCGAAGTGGCGGACGACAACGCCAAGAAGAACAGCGTCGTCAAGACCGCGTACAAGAAGCGCTACGCGGAACGCGCAGCCGCTGCCGGTGGCGGCAAGGTCGCGCAGCGAAGCTGCTGGGACTGGCTCGCACAGGAACTCGCCAGCGAGTGCCTCGACGGTTCCAAGATCAGCATCGCGCGATTCTTGGCGGTGCTGGACGCGAACGGCGTCGACCACAGCCGCTGGCAGAACCGGTCGAAGGGCTGGGAAGGACGCCTGCGGATGACGGGGCGGCTGGCACTCCAGAAGGTGGTAGCGGCACAGGGATACCTCCGGACCGCCGAGGGAGCCGACCTCGCAGCGCCCGCCGATTGGATCGCGAAGCACACCCACTGAGGAGAAGGGGGCGCAAGCCCCCAACTTCCCACCACAAGGAGTCGAAAATGTTCAACCTTACCATGGACGAAATAGCGTTCTTTAGCGCCGTGCTTCTCATGGCGATCACAGCCTTCATAATCGGAGTTCTAGCATGAAGCTCATTGCTGCGGCGCTCGTCGCCGCTTCGCTGGGTGGCTGCGTAACCGCCGATTACTGCGCCGATTCACACCCCATCCAAATGCGGCAGAAGTACGCCGACTGGGAAGCCAACTACCGCACCTGTCGAATGATGGACGCTGCGATTCGGTACGGAACTCCAGTTCCACGCTTCGAAGTCCAAATAACGAACTAAGGAACAGCGGGCGAAAGCCCGCTTTTTCGTATCCGGACGAGCGAAACGTTTCACAACGCCAGCCAAATGGCGAAGCGAGGTGGGCAGCCGCCCACTTGTGAAGCGCTTCGTACGACAGGGGCCAAAAGAAGGGCTACGACAGGGCGTACGCCACTTTTTACTTGTACCTCACCTTCCTAGCTTGCAGCCGCGCCGCAGCCACTAAACGACGCCACACCACGGCCCAAAGCACAAAACCTCCCTTTCCACTCCGTCTCTCTCCCTGCGTACCATCCCCCCTCCCTGAAAAAAAGGAAGGAGGAGTACAAATAAAAAGTGGCGTACGCAGAACTCCCCTTCTCGGCGAAAGGTACTTGACAGACGCCCCGCGCTGTGGTATTCTTGGCCTGCGCCCGACGCGCAGCACACAACAAACGGAGCACGAACAATGACCGAGACACGCCAACGCCTTCTCATTTTGGCCATGCAGTTCTGGCAGGAAGTGGAAGCACCAAGCGACGACGACATCGAAACCCTCTTTTCCCTCTTGATAAACCACCGTTTGGCCGCACTCGAAGAATTCGTAACCAACACCGGCGCGGCGAGCGCCATTCGCAACGCAGAAAAGGACCTCTGAAATAAGGAAGTCTAACCGCACAGATACGCAAAAGCCCCGGTCGGATTCGTTCCGCCGGGGCTTTTGCTTAGGCTTTGGTCTTGTAACGCGAGCACCACTCTTCGGGCGCGACCGAATCGTCCAAACCGCTCGGCCACTTGAGAACGCCGCTGTTTGCCACCACCTTCTGCAGCGCGACGCGGCCCGTCATTCTAAAGCGCCCTTCCCATCCCTTGTTCTTATTGGTCCACCGCGAATGGTCCACGCCGTTGGCATCCAGAACATCCGTGAACGCGCCGATTTCGATCTTGCCCTTCTCATTGAGACAGAACGCGGCGAGTTGTTGCGCCAGCCAGTCCCAGTTCGATCGTTTGGCTGCCTTCTTG